TTCGATCAATACGGTTGGTTTCATATACCCTCCTATGCCGCGTTAGAGATGTGGATATTATAGGCTCTAGTTCCCTTGCTCGCCTCCGAAACAAGAATCTGGAAGTCGGTCACGGTATTATCTGCCCCCAAGCTTAATGCCCCGGACGGTGTTTCGGTTACCAAAGCCTGCACGTATACGCCCTCGCGGTACAGCGCGGCGGTCGCGGTCAAGAAGGTAAGCGTGATGGTGCAGGTGTCGCCGGTGGACACGCCGTAGTATTCGTAGGTGCCGGCCGCAAACGCCGGATACAGGGTAGCGGTAGTCACCGCCAAGGCGCTAGGTGCGGTGGCTAAGGTTGCGGTCTCTGTTACTGCCCCGGTCCATTTGAATGTGGCGTTAAATATGATCTGTTCCTCTAGCTGGGAGACGAGCTCGTAATCGGTCACAATGGCCGAACCACCGAAAGCGTCCCCGTCAGGGAATGTTATAGCCACGGCCTCGGCCGTTTTAGCCACCCATGCCGCTTTGACGGCCACTTGCCCCGCGTCCCCTATTACGCTGTTGCACTTAATGGTAAACTCCCCGGTCCTGATTATCGCCGCGACGATATTCTCCTCATATCCGCCTGCCGATGCATGGTTGGTAACATCAATCAGAGCGCGCTCAAATCTAATGCCACCCAGTTCCAGTATTTCCCCCACTACTTGACTATCAAAAGTAAGTGTCGCACCAAATCCTGCCTTTGCTGATGTCATCGTTTCTCCTCCTTATTCGTTGTAAAATATCCGGTAATCCAGGTCTATCCGGTACAGATCCGGCTCAACCTCATAAGCATCTGACTCCGCTATTTCTATGGCAAATCCGATATTAACACTAGACGCCCGCCAAGCAGCCATTGCATTTGCGATCTGCTGCGCGATCAGCTCTACCGCGTCCTTAGTGACGGCATAAGATGATAACTGGTAGGTGAATATACTAGACCCACAATATCCCCCGTGGGTGTATATCTTGTTCCTATTAGTCTCATCCATAGCCACATAGGGCGGCGGTGTATCCTGGGGTACTACATTGGGGTGGATAGCATCACCCACTAAAGCAACAAGCCCCGCGTAGGCACTGAGGTAACTGTATAAAACATCAACAAATCGCACTCGCAATCCCTCCCTATGCCCTGGCCAGGAAATGTTCTAAGTGTCTAACAACTGCAGCTTTGGCGATTTTCCCGTATCGATTTTTGGCCCATTTCATGTATGATCTTGGCTTAACCGCCTTAGGTTGCTTCTTAGCTGCTGCTCTTTTTATCTGACCTTTGCGCGGCCCTTTTTTATAACGGATGTATTCTCCTTTTTTATTTGTGGCCAGCACGGTATAGGCATAGCCCCCTGGTGGGGCGTGCCCATACTCTACGGCGGCCGGTACGTAGTATCTGGTCCCGCCCTTTGTGAAATATACAAACCTATTGTTCATAGCAGGATCCATACCGGCCCCCGCAAAAGCTTTACTGGCGTTTTTATCCCAAGTTACTTTTGCCGTTATGCCGGAGGCTAACTCTCCAGGTTTCAAGTGTCCCCCACGGCTGCGGCGCTTAATTCTACCTTTTGCAGCGTCCCGGATGATAGTCGCGCCCTTCAATGTTGCCGGGGCCAATTCTTTCTTAAAGGCATCACCCCATCGGTCACTCTTACGCATCATATCTTGGAGCCCTTCTACTTCTATCCACGCTCTCACGGCGTCACCTGCTCCCTGCATAACCAGTACAATTCCCCGTGGCGCTGGCGGCTTTCATCGATATGCACAACGTCTAGTATTTTTCCCCGCCATACCATTCTAAGCAGAGGCCATTCCATTCCTGGCTTTACCATATACCGGGTTAATATCCGATGAGATGATAATGCCACCAACTGAGGATTATAGTAGTTCTCGGCTCCACCCGAGGTAGTGACGCTGGCCCAGATGGTTTTCCAGTCGGTCCAGGTGTCAATCTGTTCACCCGATGTTCCACGGGTTTTAGTGTAAATCTGGATTGTCACTCGTTGATCCAGAGCGCCACTTCTCATATCGGCACCACCCTGTCAAGCCCCAGCAGTGCTTTAACGGCAAAGGGTATCTCCGCCGGGGGCTTCTCCGCAGCTCCTTCTCGGTTTTCGTACCAGTATGCGGCCAGAAGCATTATGGCCTGCTTATACCGTTGTGGAACACTAGTTGCTAATCCATAGCCAGTCACAAACCGGACTCGAATACCAGCTGCCGGGTATAGCGTCCCGCTAGGCCAACTGCATCCGTAGGCCAATACCACGCGCCCCACGAAAGAATCCGTATCCGTGATGTAATTCGTTGCCGCCCAGGTGCTCTCCGTTCCATCGGTATCTTTGTACTTGATGTCGGTGATCGATTGGAGCGGCGGCAACGGAATGTCAATATATCCTGTGCCTGGCCAAGTATCCAATACTAATTCCCATGTCTGTGTGATGAGCGCCCGGTTTGTATACCCTTCCGCCCACTCACGCGCCGCCCGGATCAAGCCGGTTAGCAGTGTATCATCCGACGCGTACACTTGCACCAGTTGGACATTCACCCCAAACACGCAGGCAGCTGTGCCGACTGTTGCCACTGCCCTGAGGTAGCGTTTTCCGCCAGTATAATCCAGCTCGTACGATGCGTTATCATTCGCCGTCGTTACCTGGGTAAAAGCTCCACTAACAACGTCTGTCCAAGTCTCGGTTGCGGTATCCCGGTGTTGTAACTTAACATCTACGGTTCCCCCGGCTTCATTAGCCCCGCTATCCAAGAGGACCACCACCTGATAACCAAGCACTTCAACAGCGCTCCCCTCGAGGCTATGTGCTGCAGCTATGCCATGACTGGCCAAGGCTATTGACGGTGAGCCAGTAATGTTGTCTGCCAGTGAACCCGAGTCCAACCGGAGATGCGATTTCATTTCGGCCAAGGTTACGGGTTCAACCGCTGGCGCGGCTATTAATTTAAGGCCCATGTAATCACCCCGCATTTAAGCATTTGGATATAGTTTTTTCGTCCAAGTCCCCGCGCCATTTAAAATATATATAAATCCGGTATCATTTTGGAAAAACGTACTCCCGGACGGTATACCCGTAACCGTCATAGCAGCCATTTCCGCAGCGGTTCCATCATATCTGTTTATTTTGGTCACCAACACAACTGCCATTTATTCACAACCTTTCTCTTTTTGGGGTTTAATGTTTTCAAAGTAACGGCCGCCCCCGGAGAGGCGGCCCGAAGGTTAAGCCGCTACGGTAACAACACTGTTAGGGCTTAACGGTTTATAAGTCATGTACCACTTAATAACCCCGGTCTGGGCTGCACTGCCCTTAAAGTTGATATTCCCGATGGGTACCAAAAAGTTACAGTCTTCTACAGTTACGGGATCGATGATCTTGGCTCCATTGGTGTCCGGGGTCAATACCCCAGTGGCCCCGACGAATCGGTAGGACGTCCCCGCCGCATCGTTGTCAATGGCGACGGTAGTCGATAAAGCTACAGTGGCGGCCGGCGTAGTGGTTGTGGCCTGCAGGGTACCGTTGGCAGCTCCCCCAATTATGGTGGTAACAATTCCAACAATACCAGTGACCAGGATTGGTCCGCCGGTGATGGTAAAGAGTGCGTCGTTTCCATTCAATACCGCTCCGTCAGACTTTTCGATACAGCGCTCAACCATGACCGTCCCTTGCAGATATTCCAGCCGTTCTATGATCGAGCCGTCTGCATTGGCAACTACATTGGTAGACGCGTACTGGTTATTGGCGCTGTCATAGCCCAATATGTTACCCGGATTATCTTGAAAACCTAAAGGCATATTAACTCTCCTTTCGTCACGTTATAAGAGGGGGCCGAAACCCCCCTCTTCGAGTTACTAAGCTATAGCGGTTACTGATCCGGCCGGCTGGTACCTTGCCCCGGACAGGATGGCCAGCATACAACCGATGGTGGATCCACCAGGATTCGACCACTCGACTTGGAGACAGGGGTATCCGTCGGTCAGTTGGGATGCGTCAATCGAAATAATATACAGGGTGTTGTCATTTGCGGACAGTGCAACGCCAGTATTGGCAACAGTCGTCCGGTTACCTATGGTGTCACCGGCGGCGGTGGTCTCGGCATAATAACTGAACGCGATCGCGGTGGCAGTGCCAGCGGTAAGATCAGTGCATTCCTCAACAGTGATGGTTCCAGGGGCAGCATCGGTCACGCCAGTCATGATATATATATCCGCGTGAGCATAATTTTCCATGCTGAAACAGACACTCGATGCTCCGCCAGCGGTATCTACGTCGATCGGCGGCAACAATACAACTGCGTGGGCTTCTTCTGCAAGATTTATACCTTTCATATTAGCTTGTCCTCCTTCATCTTAAATTAGCGCGCGGCCAAGGTTACGAACGGGCTCAGATCGTTGGCAGACTTAAACGGGGTGATCGTGGATCCCCATGCAGGTTGTCCGTCTACCCGGTAAGTCATGCGATATGCCATCTCGTCATAAATGAACTTAACGTGGATAGAGCTCGCGGCTTGGATTCCGCCTTTGTCAATCAGGTAATACTGGCCCATGTCGGCCAAGATGATGTCGCCCAAATCTCCCACGGTGTCACAGTGCTCAATAGGGATAACCGGTCGGCCAAACAATGTGCTATAAGGCGATGCCGAGAGTCCCCCAGCGGGCATATACACGGGTACGCCACCGGTACCTACGGACAAGCTCATCCCATACAGCTGAGGCTCGACATCCTGGTTGATATACCATGCGGCATTGGAACGGCTGCTGGCAATTAAACGACTCCACATCTTGACTACGTTATCAAATATGACCGTGTCGTTGGCCTGGTTGGCTTCTTTAGCCACTGTCACCAAACACGGGGCATTCATGACACCCAAAGGCTTGCCAGCGCCATCGCCGTTGATGATAGCGTCATCCAACTTGAAGCCGATCTCTTCGGAAAACATCTGATTGAGGATAACTTCCAATGCTCCAGCATCCTGCAGCAGTTCATCGGTGATGTAACCCAAGCAGAACAGCTTATTGAGTGTCAATTCTACTTGTGCAAAGCTGGGATCGCTTGCGGTAACGGTTGCGGCTTCGTTGGCCCAGTAACCTCTAACCCCACCGCGGCGACTACCATCAGCGCGAGATGACTCCTGGATGGCCGGGATCTTGATTCCGTTGGCCGAACTGGTCAGCGGGAACCGGCGGCATTTAGCGGCCAGAACTCCAGTATCAAATACGGCTTTGATCAATTGACTGGTAAAGTCCTTTTGAACAAAGAAGCCTCCGTCAGCAGGGACCGCCTCATTTAAACCACTGGCGCGATATTCAGCCAGTCGGGGATCTTCGGCGCGGAGTGCTATTGCCTGAGCCATTTCCCCAAAGGACGCGAAGCCTCTTTTTTCCTCTTTCTTGGGGTCGAGAGTGGGTTCAGTTGTGTCCATGATCTGTTTCCGCATTTCTGCAGCTTTTTCCAGGCTTTCAATCTGCCCGGTGAGGTCTCTCATTTCTTCGGTCATTTTGTCATAGCTGGCTTTTTCCTCGGCTGAGAAACCCCGGTTCTCTTTGACAATCAGTTCTGCCAATTCAGCAGATCTTTTCAGTACTGCGTGCCTTTTTTGTTTCAAGCTATTAATCACTAATTTGTCCTCCTTCGTATAATTTTTGCTTTAGTTCGTTTAGGATTTTGACGGCCTCCATGCGCTCCTGCTCTGTACTACCGCCGGGCGGGGGCTCTATCTCACTGGCTCCCGGTTCCTCCTGGTTCCGTTCCGCCTTATGTGATTCAAATATTTCTTGGAACGACCTCACACCCACCGATGTCTGGGGATATGCCGGGAATGGTGTGGGCGATATCTCGATTAGGTCTACATCGACCAATGTTCTGACTATATTTTTAGGGTCGGATTCATCCCAAACGTCCTTTTTAGTGCGGAATCCGAAGGAAACACCGTCTGTATCGCCACGTTTTATGGACGTCAATGCGTCCCGGCCCCAGCCGGTATCAGGTAAAACGAGCTCAAATCGGAGCCCCTTTGCGTCCTCTTCGAGGGTTAATGTGCTATTTTTGGTGCTCCCCAGCGGGTAATCAGGGTTATGATTCCACAGCGCCTTGATGTTTCGCTTACTATTAAGGCTGCCAGCGAAGGCTCCGGCCTGGATTTTTTCCCTAAATCCCCACATCTTGCCGCTCATCTTTTCGAATACAGCCGCATAGCCTTTTATCGCTGCCCCATCGTCGCCAGCGCGGATCTCCACGTCCTCCAACGGTATAAATCGCCGCTCAATGCTCACTGGTCATCATCTCCTTTCGGTTCAGTCTGTTTTAATGATGCCGCGCCACCCTTCATGGCCAAGGCCACCGGTATCATATTACCGTTTATCAGATAAGCGGCCCCCTCGTCCCCATCGATTGGGTTCATGTTCTCTAATGCCCGCCATTCATTGGCGGATATCACGCCATCGTTTCGGAGTATGTGCAATGCCTCCTGCCGGGACTTGTAATCGCCCCGCATTAATGCCTCCAGGCTGAATTGAGCAAAATAAAAACGCCGCTCTTCGACGTTTAGGAGTTGTTTGCTGATCCGCTGCTCTATCAGTGTGGCCCAGGGCTGGATGCAATAAGTGGTAAACTCTATGCCCTGATGCTCAATATTGCTGAATGTGGCCCGCTCCAGATCGCCGATCATGTGCGGTGGCACCCCAAATATGCGCGATACCTCCAGGACTTGGAATCTTCTGGACTCCAATGCCTGGGCCTCCTCGGGACTGGCCCCCATTTTTGTATATTTCATGCCTTCTTCAAGGATGGCGGTCTTTAAGGAGTTGCTGTTGCCCGCGTATGTCTTTTTCCAACTGGCTTTTAGCCGTTCGGCTGCATCTTTGCTAAGATTGCCCGGGTGTTCTAATACCCCGCTAATATTGGCGCCATTACCGAAGAATTTGGCCGCAAATTCCTGTAAAGCCAAGGCCAATCCTATCGGTTCGCGGCCTTTTTCGATGTTATCTAACCCCATAAGCCCGTTGGTTGACAATCCCTTGATGTGTAACACAGTATCCTGCTCCAAAATCACTATTTCGCCGTTGTCCAGTTGGTATTTATAGCGGATCGCGTCGGCAAATAACTGGACTTCCATCCTACCGGGATAAGGAAAAGGCAGCAATTGGATTACTTCGCCGCTTATCTTATCCCGTTCTATTAACGAATAGTGGTTCCCGTGCAATAGAATATTGGTCATCATTTGCTGGCGGTATTCAAAAGCCGTCTGGTAGTTGTTCGGACTGTCATGTAGCAGATAATAGAGTGAATGGGTCACGGCTTTTCGCTTACCGCCATTGTCCTGTTTTTTATACAGTGGCAATGGTAGCATCGCCATCGTAAAACTGAGCACCCTCACACAAGCCATTACCGATGATAACGTCAGTACAGATTCTTCCCCGACAAAGGCGCCACTGGAGGCGGGCGTTGACCCCAACAGGTCCAGCCATTGCTCCCATTTTACTAAATTCCTTTTCTCCTGCCATTTGGTCAGGATCGGTATCCTCAAATATCCCACCTCCTAAAGTACAACCAGGTCATAGTCCGGGTCCTCGTAGACTGACTGTTTATCTTGGTATACTATCGCCCTGGTCATCGCATTGATCATTGCCACCAGCCCGTCAATGCGTTCTGTCCGCCGCCCTTTTATGGGCCGGATGTTCTCGTTCTCGTCCATCTTTACCTCGACATTGCCTATATTCCACCGTAATACCGGATGGCCGTCGTGCATTATCTTCTTGCCCATAGCCAGTTGCTCTATCTCTTTCATCGCCGGGCTCATGGTTTTATATCCCTGCCGGGCCTCGACCATAGTCAAGCCCGCATCTTGCAGGTGGATGGCGGTCTGAGTGGCGTTCCACGGGTCGAAGCCGACCTCTAAGATATTGAATCGGTCCCGGAGACCCAAAACCTGCTGCTCAATAAAGCTATAATCGATGACGTTGCCCGGCGTGGTCTGCATATATCCCTGCCGCACCCACTCGTCATACTTAACATGGTCGCGTTCTACCCGCTCTTTGATGGCGTCCTCGGGTATCCAGAACCAAGGTAGCACCACCCACTTTTTATTAATATCGTCGGGCGGGAACAGCAGTACAAACGAGGTTAAATCTATTTTGGAAGA